TACATAGAGTACAACTACAAGAAGCAAGAAATAAAACTAATAAACTTAAATTAGAATTGGAGGCAATGAAACAATGAAAATAATGGATAAACTTAGTACCTATGCGGCACTTTTAGGTGTAATTGGGGCAATAGGTGGGGGCTTTTACACATGGGGCCAGTTTAACTCACGTCTTGATGCATTAGAATCTACTCCTGCAGTTAATTTAAGCCCACTAAAAGAAAAAGATAAAGAACTTAATTTAAAAATAGATGAAGCTTTATTATATGCTAATGAATATAAAGTAGATTTAATAGATAGAATTGCAAAAGTAGAGGAAAAAATTAAACCTGTAGATTTAACTTTAGTATTTAAAGAAATAGGTAAAATAAGAGAGCAGATAGCTATGCTACCAGAGCCTGCTAATTTAAAACCTATTCTTGAACAACTTAAAATGTTAGAAGAATATGGTTGGGAATTAGAAGAAGACCTTGAAGAATTAAGTAAACAACTTGCAATCACATCTAAAGAAAATGAAGTGCAGGATGCACAAATAGAAGAAATAAAATTACAAAGTAAAAATCCATTAGGGGGTTAAGTGGCAGATATTGATTCTTTAATGTCAAAGCCATGGTTTGCTAGAGCAGTAGACCCCAAAACACCTACATTAACAATTGAAGGTGGTGCGGGTATGCCTTTAGGACAAGCAACTGTTCAAACAATGTCCAGTGAATATAATGGTAAAGAAATTTTATATCCTACTATTAGAATGATAGATGGAGAATTAAAAAAGTTAAATGAAAAAACTGCAAAAGATTTAGCTATTGAAAAGGGTGATTTTGTAGAGTATGATACGCCAGAATTAGCAACACAAGCATCAAAAGAAATATCTAATTACATTGGCTTTGCAAGAGACCCCGCAGGCACTATGGATAGAGAAGAAAAAAAATATCAAGAACAAATGAAAAATATGAAAATGGGAACTCCTTTTGATTTTTTAAAAGGGGTAATGTCAAAACCAACTAATCAAGATACTAAAATGAAATTAATGGGTGAAGACTACAGAAACTATTTAGAATTTAATAGAACAAGTATTCCATTTATGATTTTATATGATTATTTTAATCCAGAAAAGAGAGGAGAATAAATGGCATTACCAGTAACAGACCAACTAATAACACAAATGATGAAAGAGAATGTTAGAACACAGCCTACTACTCCAATGGAAGGAAATGTTTCTAGGCCTATGATTGTAAGTGATTTATTGAGTGCTATGAAAGATGTTAATTTTAGTCAGTTAATGACTGAATATGGAAATATATCGGGAAATCCTAGTAAAGAAACTACGCCAATGATAACAGGATTAATGAAAGAAAGTGTTAAAGTTCCGGGGACTCCATTAGAACAAGAAAAAAAAGCTGAAGAACCTACAGTAGCTACAGGAGAACCCGCTCAAAGTGCAGAAGAAATAGATATGGCTGTTGAAGATATGTCTCCAGAAAATATAGATGTTCCTACACCTATGACAGATGCAATGGCTACCAATACAATGGCTCCACTTGGAACACTAACAGACCAGAATACAGGATTAATGTCAAATACTGCGTAAAAGATTACGCAATTCTTCATCAAAGTGATATGAATCTGCTTTACAATGATTTACAATAGCGGATATTAAATGAGCATAATAGTCATCACCAAGTTCTTTTAGAACTTCTTTTGAAGGTAATGACTCATGCCTTGTAATTAAATTCCCATTATTATTTATTGACACCACAGTACTAAACAGGATTGCCTCTTTAGTTCTTGGTGTCATTTTTTTTGCCTTCTTCACTAATAAAATCTGGATTTATTTTATCATCAAGTTTAGGCAATTTACTTAACACCGCAATACCTTGAGCAACTTCTTGGTAAGGTCTTGTAAACATATACTTCATTATGACTTGTAATTGCTCCTCTGTTATAATGTAATTCATTATTTCTTCTCCTTAAATTTAATCTCACCTGCTATAGCACTGTATGCAGACATATCAATATAGGTATCTTTACTAACTGCACCCAGTTTAGTACGAGCCATTTTTAATAGTGCCATCATTAATGCAACATCATGAGCTTCTATTTTTGTATTTAGATAGGCTGACCATAGCCTAGCTATATTATTATGGTTATCAGTTTTATCCCCATAATCCTTTTGTCTATCTGTGCCAGATAATCTTATAGCTTCAGATAAAAATTCTTTTGTTTTCATTTCTTATTTTTTTTAAATTTTCTACCTACAAAAAATACAACAGTATTTATACAAGTATTTATTGTTACCATAATTAAAATCCACCATTGCCAAAACTCAACTGTCATATTTTTATTAAATCTGTAAGAGGTACAAGGTATCCTCGAGATGTTAATTTATCTCCCCCCGGCACAACTCTATAATCTTTACTAACTAATTTTTTTAATCTTGTCAAGGGAATATGTATAGAAAATAAATGTCTATCTCCATTACTTACTATTTTAAATATCCATGTATCTGATTTACTAGTACGAATACCACTATCCTTACCTCTTGATTGAAACTCTACATAAACATTACCTGTTTTATGTGCCATTCTATCTGTTTTTAATTCAAAGTTTTCCATAGACTTCATGACAAGTTTTTCATGTTTCTTACCATAAGATAAGTCTTTATTAAATTTAGTTACAGAAAAATCACTTTCTTTTAATTTACTAATGTTATCACTCTTATTTTCTTTTATCTGTGTTTCCATCAATGCAACCTATCTTTTTTTAACTTCATTATATCATTAATACTAACTAAAACTTCTTCTTCTGCAGGCGTAGGATTTGCCAATGATTCTACTCCCTCATCAAATATAATATCTGGTCGTTCTAACGCCATTTTAACCATTCCATGAGCTATTGTCAAGGCAATACTAAATGCTTGTGTCAAAGGAGCATATCTAGGTTCTATTACACTGCATCCAAATCCCTCATCAGATGGGTATACAGAAATAGTAATCACATTTTTTGTGTCTAGTCCGTTTTCCATTTTATTTTTCCAATTAATTTTAAAAAATGAGTAGCGTCAACTATAGCTAGTGGCTGATGATTATTCATTTTAATTATAGCAATCGGCACATCCGTTGCTTTAGCATTGCTTTGTGCTTGAGAGATAATATCATATATACCTTTAAATGTTTCTTTATTTTTACATTCAAAAGAATAAGGTATTAATTTTTTAGCAGGGTTGGACAACTTAATGTCCTCACCTGTTTCTCCCATTATTGCACAACTCACATCATTATCATCTAGTGAAGTAAATATAGATAATAATGTATCTCGCACCCAGTTTTGTAATCTTCTCCCTTTAGCTTTTCTACTGCGAACTGTCGACATTTTCTTCCTTTACTTTAGTATACCAAAAATATTTAGGATTTATAGCTTTTGATTCTGTTTGTGGTAAATATTTTAAATCTCCCCAACATGGTTTTTTATAAGGACAAAAAGAACATTCTTTACCTAGAACTCTATTACCTGTAGGTTTTTTATTAAAAAATTCTTCTATATCTTCAAACTGTCTTTTAAATGGTTGGTCAGTATTTAATGCATGAACATTTTTCTTTGCTCTTTCAATTGCTTTTTTCTTATGCTCATCATCATTGATTGGAGTTTCAACAACAGACCATTCTCCTGTTGATTTATTAATAGCAATCCACCCACCAAATTCTTTATCATCTGCTCCTGCATATAAATATCCTTGAGATATATATCCAAATGGGTCGTCTTTTAATAAAGCATTAAATCCTCCAGACTCCCCAAATTTATATTGAAAAGAATAAGGGGATGCACTTTTTATATCCCATATTTTATCCATAATTTTAACATCGTACGTGCCATTAATTTCATCCTCACCAAATACATATTTAACTTTCTTTTGAAAGTCATCTATTTTAATTCCAGATGATTTTAATATGGCAACAGCCAATGCCTCAACTAAATCTCCAAATATAAATCTCATTTTAGCATTATAAGAGGGTGTCTCTGCTTCTGCACCCATCTTTTCCATTTGTAATTGGCACAGAGGTCTACCAATAGTACTCATACGAGGTTTAAATTTAGTTTCTCTTTCTTCTACAAATTGTTTTATAAAAGCTTCTTTACATGCTTCTCCAAACTCATTTATAATAGTACTAGAAATAGGAACAGAGGCCTTATTGGCCTCCGTTAAAAATAATTGTACTCTGTTTAGAATACTAGACACTAAGCTTGTAACACCATTTCGGGGTCATCTTCAAGTTCATTTATAACTTTTGCAGATGCCACATCTTGTTCCTTATTACTATGGGCTTTTTGCCATTTTGCAGATACTCTAGCGTTCTCTTCTTGAATAAGATTATTAAACATATCCATATGCTCTAAATCTTTTTGTGTAAAAGGAACTTCTTTTGTATCAATGTTTACGTTTGACACATAGTACACATTACTACCTGCCTTTCTTTTCTTAGTTGTCATATTAAGTATATGATTTTGCATTAAGCTATCTCTACCTTTAAGACTTTTTAAAGACTCTCCAATAGGAATAAAGTTTGACCCTGTAACTCTAAACAATACAGGTAAATTTTCTACTTTTGTAGGCTCTCCTGCAGGTGTTGTAGCATCCATAGATAACAATCCATATACTAAACGATAACATTTAATATGACGTTGAGCATCTATCTGTGCTTGAGTTAAGTTTTCTTTATCTTTGCCTCTTATTCTACCACAATTAACGCCTCCGCTACTATCAATAGCCTCTTCATTCCATTGTTTAAAAATAACAGAAGTACAAGGATAATTATTATTATCTGGGTCATACTCCATGTATTGATATGCATTGATAAAAGGTCTAAACTGAATAGGTTTATCCTTAATGCTGTATACCCTAGACTCTATACTAGGGTCATACGTAGTATAAACGCCTGCGGATAATTGATTTCCATCATCATCTTCAGCCGCTCTATTTATTGTTAACCTATCAAGTGTTCCTGTATTTATTACAGAACCATCATCTTGACCGGTCATTTTCATTATCT